AAGGATGCCTTGGCCTTACGGCCGGTGAGCCAGATGCGCAGCGAATACGAATAGTGCATCGCCTTGCCACCGGGTGTCATGTAGGGGGTGGTCATCGCAATAATGCGAGCGTTAGGGCCACTTGGAATATTTGTCTTAAGCTGGTTAAGTACAATAAACGTTGCCTGCTTGTCGGCAATGGGGATAATCAGCTTTGACATTCCCTTGGCGAGAATGCGAGCCTTTACCGCCATCGAGGATTGAGGATTAAAGTCTCCCTCTACATCCGACACGGACGGGGTAAGCGCCAGAGAGTCCCAGATAAACAATAACTGTTCATCGGTCGCCCCCAACAGTTCTTCCACTGTCTCCAAGACAAACTCCACAGAGGACGCCTGAACGTACATTAAACGCTCTAGGTCGCATCCTGCGCGCTCCAAGAAGCTTGGGTCGATGGCAGACTCAGAATCGAAGTAGACGACCATCTTGCCCGTTTTCTGAGCGTTTGCGGCCACTTGTGCTGCCATGTAGGATTTACCGGTGCTCTCCAGGCCTGCTAGTTCTGTGACCTTCCCGACTGGAATGCCGGCAACCTTTCCTTTGCAGATGATGGAGTCAAGCCATCGGGATCCTGTTGAGATCCATTCTTTTACCTCGGTTGGGTTCTCGCCCGTAAGATCGTGGGCGACATTGCGGCCGGCTTTCTTATTTACAAGACTCATTAAGTCTTGCATTGAAACTCGGCCGGCTTTTGCTTGTTTGCTTTTTCTAGCCATTGTTGTCTCCTATCATTAGAATTTCTCTAGCCTTTTTGGCGCTATGTGTTCCATCATCATTTTTCTTTCGGCGTCCCGCTGTATACGTGACGTCGAAGTAGACAATCTTATTATTGCCCTTTCGAGATTCGAAGAAGTCATCTCCAACATCTCTATTTGAAAGCATAGCATAGGCACCTGCCCTTGTCAAGTCATTCAAAAAATTAACCACTCTTTCTTGTATGGCATCATCAAAGTCTACGCCGTACTGTGTGAATGAGCCCCTATATGGAGGATCAAGGAACACGTATGTGTTGTCCTTTACCTCGTCTCGGGTGCCTTCAAAGTCTCCGCTCATTAGCTTGCACGATCTGAGGGCTGCGTTCCATTCCAATACGTTATCTTTATCGTATACCTTCTCTTTCTGATTGAGTAGTCCTGACGGCGTGCCGAATCTGCCGTTTGTATTCTTGTTGATCTGCCAGATTCCGTTGAATCCGGTCTTCATCAAAAAGTATAACGAAGCGGCTTCTTCGGTCTTGTTCCATTTCTCATAATCGAAGGCATGCTCTTCGCGCAGATCATAATAAAACTTCTTTCTATCTTCCTTGTTTAGAGGCATATACTGTGCGGAGAGGTGATCCACACGTTCGATAAACTTATCGCAGTCATCCTTGATCGCGCCGTATATCGCCATGATTGACTCATTGTAGTCATTGAGGACGAACGTAGCCTTGGGGTTCTTATTGTAAGCCCACACAAACATGGCGCCTGCACCCAAGAATGGTTCGATATAGTGATCGAACGACTCTGGTAGGTGTTCGCCGTACTTCTTGATCATGCGCGTCTTGCCGCCTGCCCACATAAATAATGGCTTCACACAATCTCCGTGATCTGCCGGGCTACTTGCTTAATGTTAGCAAAGTTAGGCTCCATTATGGCATGATTTTCACTTTCAAGCAATAAAGAAATTTCATCTTGATACTTTTGACCTTGGAAGGTGGCACCCGAAAAGACCATGAAGAATGGCTGCATTACTGTGTTGTATTTTTCTCTAACCACTCTTTTGAGGGATGGCGAAAGAAACTTATAGACGCGTTCATGGGCGTTACCGCCGTTATTACCCGTCTTCTTCTCCACGTAAAGGTTTTTGTTTGTAAGGCCATTGGTGACAAGGGTATCCAGCTTGATGCCTTTTCCCCCGCTGTACACTACCAGCTTTTTTGGTTTCTGCTCGACGATATAATGTGCCGGCAACTCCTTGGCCAGCAATGTGGCGAAATCATTTTCGCCGGCATCGCCCACAAGGCGGGCGCCCTGTTGCCAATTGTCTCTTTGAGATAGTGCTGTCGCACCCATACTCCCTCCTTAAAAATGCGGCACCCTATTTTCCCGACCGGGGTGCCAGCGGTCTCACGCAAGCCTTACTTGGTGGCCATCAGATCATCAAACGCTCGGTCCACATCGCTCTTGCCATTATCATATTTAGTGGTTTCCTTCGAACGTGATTCTGCACTTCCATTGCCAGCAAGCTGTTCATCGAGGATTGCATCGATTTGCTCCGGAGTATGACGCTCAAACAGAGAGTCAAAGTCAGGGATACTATCAAGGAGGGCGGGGATAGCTTCCGTGTCCTCCAAAAGCGTGGAAGTGTTTCGACGCATCTTCAGGCTTGTCTGCGGGTATGCCCCCGGTGACGTGGGCTTTGTGTAGGTAAGTGAGATATCGGTGCCTTCCATGGCGTCGGTGATATCTCCGTAGTCTGGGTCTAGAATATAGCCCAAAAGGTTTTCGTATGCTCGCTTTCCGTAGCCATACATCTTAACACCCTCTTCTTCGCGACCACGTACTACGACGGGCGAGAAGTAACGGGCGCGCACAAACAGCGACTTAGCAAGCTTCTTGCTTTCTTCATCATTGCTTTCAACGCCACCCTTCCATAACGATGAAGCAAACTCGCAAATTGGGCACTTTTCGCCAAAATTGCGCTTTGGACAGACAATGCCGCCCCTGTGGTCTCCCACATTATAATGGAAATACATCTCCTTTAGAGGATCTCCATCTGTACTGGGTACAATCCGAATTTCTTGATCGCCCTCTTCGGGTCTAAACCAAGCTGACTGTTCCCTCTCTCCCTCGCCCCTAAGTTGGGCAAGCTTCTTTCTCATTAGTTCCATATTAATTGACATGTTGTGTCTCCTTTTGTTGTTTATGGTTAGAGTATATCAAGCGTTCCTTGATATCTAATATAACACTCTCAATCTACCTTGTCAAGAGTTATTTGTTGTTGTACTTTATTTGTATGGGCTACAACATACCCAAAGTCACTATAAGGCGTCTCGTAAATTGCATAAGAAATTTTACGGAAAGCGTTTGTTGGCTTTTTCTTCAAAATATCAACAAGCTTTCGGTGCAACATCCCCTCCTTCGCAAGTCTTTCCTCATTTATACATAAATAATAACACAGATCGCGCTCGGCGTCAAGCTCAAAAAACCATTTTTCTTCTAAATTCTTCATATTTAACGCACCAATGCTTCGAATGCGATTGATGTCTGCTGGTTTTGCTACTTGGCCGATTTCCGGCTCTGAGTGGGCGAAGTAGTTCAAATAGTGGACCGCCGAAAATATAGAACCGTTAAGGGTATCATAATAGCCCTTGATCGGTACATCACCCAGATTCTTTTCGATCTCTAAATTGGAAAACACAGTGCACGAACTAAAAAGACCAGATCTGGCATATTCCTGTAAAACCCCAAAGGTTAGATTCTCTATGAGTCTCCTTTCTCCGGTTACTAACTCGACATCCGGCTTGATATAAAAAATATCTACCTTCTTGCTTTTGATCTGCTGTAGGATCCCTAGAGAATAGTTTGAGCTATATGTCGTGCCAACTATAAATACCTGAACATGATCCTTGAGGTTTTTAAAAAACTTTTTTAAATCGGGAATGTTGTCCTCATATTTCTCCGGAGTATCAAAAGAAGAAATGTGGAACTCGCTTTTTGTATTTTTTTCTACAGCGTCATTCAGCGTATAGACATCATATTGTTGGATCTCAGCAAACTTTTTAGCAATCGCCGATCCTCCCGTGCCAATCCCAACGATAGCTATCATAATGACAAATTCTCCAAATCATAGTAATTCTTGCCGGCCTTCAAATTAACTTTAAAAGTATCAAGCTTATTTTTAGCAAACATATCTCTAATTTGTCCTACCATCTCTCTTTCTTGGTCTGCAAAGTCTATCACTATTTCATCATGTACGATGTGAGAGATAAACGATTTTCTGCCTTCCAGTATGCGCTCAATCGCAACTGCCCGATCAATTACCAAATCTGCGGTTGTGCTCTGAATCAAATAGTTAAAGGCTTTCCAGTTGCTGACCTTTATGTGGCGGCCGAATACAGTATTAATATATTCCCCGTCGTAGTATTTGTCAAGTACTTTTTTGCGATCATAGTAATTTGTTTTGATGTGATCGGAGTCCGGATTGTACAGCCACGCAAAAAATGAGGTCTTGGCTTCTTCTCGATTCATGCCGGTGTTTTGAAAAACATTCGTTATGTTCCATTTATGAATATCGCCCTTTGGTTGTTTTTGTTCAGAAAGCGCCAATAATGTACGAACTTCGGCGCCATTATAGTCTAGAGATAAAAACCAGTCGTTGTGAGGCTTTATAAGGCGTCGTAGCTCTCTCTTCATGGTCAACATCGGGAAAGACCGTGGGTGGGTTGACAAGCGCCCTGTGACCGTCCCAAAGAGGTTATAATGAACGTGTTTCGAGCCATTTAATATCTTTTGTGATTCATTCCGCATGCCACCATTGATAAATAAGTTCCGGCACTCTGACGCGTCGACCTTCAAATCCTGATATTTTATCTTATGTAAAAGTTTGGCTGCTGACGCCATGTATTCATAGTTGGCTGGTTTTTCATAATTTTCAAATACATGCTCTGTGATCTGATTTTTAATCTCGCAGAATTGGATCAACGCGTCATATGGTACGAGATCAAAAAAACAGTGTTCTCGCAAATTTATTTTTGCAATATCAAATGATTTTTTATAGGCCCTCATTTTTTTGGCCGCGGCATCCCACTCGTCTCTCAGGTGCTCGGGGCACACTTCCTCTATGGCCTTGCCATGCGCATATATATTGGCATACTGGACATCTTTTTCTTTTAGCGAGCCTGTGTATCCCCACGTTTTCGTTAGGTTTTTTGGTATCTCGCTTTCATCAAAAATCAAGCTGCCATTGGCGTAAACGCCAATACACTGAGTTTTGTCATCGATAGGTTGAAACAGCACCTTTTAACTCTCGCTCTCTTTCTTCTTCTTCTTTAGTTAGTATAGCACGCCGTTCATACGTTGTCAAGGAGCCACTGTAGTCTCCTGTTCTTCCTATGATTCTCTCAAAAGCACCGAGAGCCTTTTCTGCACCTTGCGTCCTGTATAGCCTCACGGTGTCTTCGAGCAAAGTTTTTTGGTCTTCTGTTGTAAATTTAGATTCCTCTTCGAGTAATCTTATGTTGAGGTATGCTCGAAGAAAATATTCTTCGTTATATCGTTTTTCAATATCTTCCATAGTATAATTCTTTGGCCTGATAACCTTTGGGATCGTTGTACCATCATTGCAGTACGTCACCTTTAGATATGTCTCAAGCTTTAATGAGTTGTATGAATACAGGAGCGCTCTTTTGAATCCATCATAATATTCTAAATGAGCCAATTTGTATGCCATAGATAGGATTGAATCCGTTGATGGATATCCATACTTACGCGAATATTTTAGCATTTCTGACGATCCTATGTCTGCGACCAACCGCCATGGTGCTTTCATATCAACTGAGAAACCGTAGCTTCTGCATGCATTTAGGTAAAACTTCCAATTTCTGCTCTTCACGAATTGCTCCATTTTCTCATCGTCGTTCGAAAAATCCATATCGGCAATCTCGATAGCCAATCCGGAGGCGTTAATAGGGCACAGCCTGTGTTTAATATATCCCGGGAAAGTATACGGAAATCTTTTTGTCACAGCCCCGACTGCTCCCATGAACTGGACCATAAACGCATCAAAATCCTCGAACTGAACGTTATTTTTTCTAAAGCTTCTTCTAATGCCGGACAATACAGACTCAAGGTGTCTACCATATAGTAGCTTGGGATCCTCATAGGCTTTATGGATAACAAGGGTGCTTAGATGCTCCTCGTCCGCAGATATTTTACCGGCGAAGAGGCTCTTTCGAAACTGTGTGGTTAAGTCCTTGAAGGCATCATCAACAAATGCCGGCATTCGGACAGAGTTGGCGCCATCGATGGCGAGAGAAGAATTCTTAAGAGGCACTGCGCTAGTATTTAACATTATTGGTACATAAAATATATTAACCCTGCCATAAAGTGCTTTCTCTGCAAATCCAAAATTTACTAAATTGGAGTATCCAAGTGACCGGTCCCTTGTATCAAATGTATACATGAATTTTTTATAAAATGCATTCATTGCAGTTTCTCCATTACTTCCGGCATAATCTCTAGACATAAATTTCTCCTATGTGCCGCACTTAGCTGGGCGGCGCTTGCCTGGGCCTGTGATTGTGGCATTTGATCTTGTGCACGAAATGGCTGCCACCCACTTGGCCGTTATCTCTGTTTCGCAGTTTCCGGGTCCGAACTTGTTCTCTGCGTGGGTCACCATATAATACCCTCCGATTCCAAGCCGAGTTAGGGACGCATTGTCAATGGCGTTGCCATCGGCGTCAAGGT